GTCATTTGGCTCTCTCTCTCCTGGCAAACCGGGGGGCTCGAGGGTTATCGCACGACAATTGTCGAGAGGATTCGCCATGGACCATCCCCGCATCCGCCGGTCGGTACCGGACCTGCCCATCGTGTCCCCGGAGGCCGCTGAACGGCATCGAGACGGGGTCAGCTGCATCCGTCCGGCCGCGTACGTGTACGACGCCAACGGATACAAGCGTTGGTGTGTCGATTGCGGTGCTCCGCTCGGCGAGGAAGCCTCCTGGCACCCCGAGGGAATGGACGCATCCAGCGGGTTGCTTTCAGCGCTGATGGTCCTGGCCGGGCTTATCGTGGTCATCGTGCTGGCGTTCGTGTGGATCTCGGACGCAAGGGACGACCCCGGACCCATGCAGACCCCAACCACGTACGGTCAGCCGACCCACGGCGTGGTAAGGTAGTCCGATGGCAGACCTCGGGACGACCGGCAACGCTATCTGGCAGGCTTACGGCGGAGACCAACTCGACTCGCCGTCGGCAGCACTCATCCTCGAGCTTGCCCGATGTGCCGACACGTGCGACCGGCTGAACGACCTGGTGGTCGGCAGAGCCGAGCTGTGGGCCATGATCGTGTTCGACGACATGGGGGAGGTCAACCTGGTGATCGACAAGCTGCTCGACCAGCGTCGAAACCACCAGCTGGCGCTGAAAGCCCTGGTCGCTGAGGTCCGGGCAGCGAAAATCCCCATCCAGGCCGGGACGCTCAAGACCAAGGCACCCGACGCGCCGGAGGACATGCTGGCCCGGCTGCGTCAGGAGAAGGAGCAGCGTGAACGTCAACTCGGGTGAGCTGATCCTCCCCCGGGTCGCGAACTACCCGAAGTACCTGACCTCGGCGGGTAGCGAGGTCGTCGACCTGATGGCGCAGCTCCATCGGCCGCTCGACCCCTGGCAAGCCTGGATTCTGGGCCACGGGCTGGGTCAGGTCAAGGACGACGAGTCTGGCGACTTGGTGATGGCGGCCGACACCTGCGGCTGCTGGGCACCACGCCAGAACGGCAAGGGTGACCTGATCATGGCGCTAGAGATGGGATGGCTATTCCTGTTCGGTGTTCCGCTGATCGGGCACAGCGCGCACCTGTACGCAACCGCAGCCGAGGGATTCCAGCGGATCAAGGTCTTGATCGAGGAGAACGACGCGATACTCGGGTCGGCGATCGAGCACATCTGGAGTGCAAACGGCAAGCAGGGTATCGAGCTGACGCGAGCCTACAAACGAGCTCGGCTGCTGTTCGCGGCTCGAGAGGGTGGGCAGGGCCTCGGGTTCTCGTTCCCCAAGCTGGTGATGGACGAGGCGCAGGCGCTGACCGCCGAACTGATGCAGACTTTGACGCCCACCCAGTCGGCGATGTGGGACCCGCAGGTCTGGTTCTTTGGCACTCCGCCCCGCAACGACAAGGCCTGGATCTACAAGATCAAGGAAGCCGGGGAGGGCTGCGACCCCGGAATCGCCTGGTTCGATTACGGAATCGAGTACATCAATCCGGTGACCGAGGCCGACGAGTTCCGGCGCACCGTCGGCAGCGACGAGACCAACAGGCGGACCAACCCGAGCATGGGCGTCCGGCGTGAGAACCGAACCGGAATCCGACAGAAGACGATCGACGCCGAGGTCCGCAAGCTCGGCATGACCATGGCCTTCGCGATGGAACGCAACGGGATGTGGCTCCCGAAGGCCCGAGTCGCCGGAGACAACTCGATCGACCCTGTGGTGTGGTCGCGGCTCGCTGCCGCCCATCCCGCCGTCCCCGGCGACATCGCCGTGGCTTTCCACATCAATGCCAAGCGCACCCATGCCACGGTCATGTGGGCAGGCAAGCTCGACGGCAAGTGGAGGATCGGAATCGCCGATCACCGGCCTGGCGTTGACTGGGTCCTGCCTCGACTACTGGACATGAAGGTCAAGTACGCGCCGGTTGCGTTTGCGGTCGATGCGCGGGGCGAATCGACCATCAAGGAACTGAAAGACATTGGGATTGAGGTTCCGAAGGATCTAGACAAGCCGAAACGCGGTGACCTGTTCGTTCCGGGGATCGATGGCACGGCACAGGCGTTCGCCTTGCTGGTCGACGCGGCGACCGCTGCGGTACCGATGGTCCTCCACCACAACGAGCCGCCGCTGAACTCGGCGATTTCGGTACCGGCTCGACCACTCGGCGGGGGGTCGACGTTCGACCACAAGGCGGGTGTGGAGGTCGGTCCGGCCTGCGGAGCCGGTCTGGCCATGCTTGCCTACCGCAACCGGATCGAGAAGGCAACGGCGGAATACGACCCGCTGGCCTTCATCCACTAAGGACATGCGGTGTGGCTGCGTCCGGTACACTGTCCGAGACGGGAGGGGCGAGCGTGAACGAAGCAATCGGAGCTGCGGCGGCAGCGACCGGATACGCGCTGCGTGTCGTGCTGTACCTGCTCGGCTGGGTGCCGGTAGTGGCAGGGCCTCTCCTGGTTCTGTGGGGGACCTGGCAGATCTACCCCCCGGCCATGTACATCCTGGCGGGTCTGGCGATTTGCGTGCTGACCCTCCTGCGGGCAAATCCGGGGAGGGCTGCTAAGTGAGGCTGCCTCGCATCGGGCGCAAGAAGCCGGTCGCGGCTGAGAAGCGGCAGGACTACATCGGTCAGTGGCCCGCGATGCCGCTGTCCGCGTTGAACTGGTCGACGGGCCTGACCTACCAGGAGGTCGACCCGTACACCGGAACTAATAGCTTCCAGTCGGTTGCCTTCCACACGGCCGTGGACACGATGGCCTCGCTGGTCTCCGAGATGCACTTCGACTCCTATCGGCAGCAGGCCGACGGTCGACGCAAAGTGATCAGGACCCCGGACAGCTTGCTTGACCCGGCGGGGGACGGTTACGGGGTCGAAGACTGGATCTACATGCTGACCCAGTCTTGGTTCCTTCGCGGCAACGCCTATGGAAACATCCTCGACCAGGGACCGACCGGAATGCTTCGTCAGGTCGACCTGTGGGATCCGGACCTGGTCACGGTCAGCTTACAGGATGGCCAGCCGAAGTGGATGGTCCAGGGGCGGTCGGTGGACACGAAGAGCGTCTTCCATCGCCGGGCCTATCCCGTGGCAGGGCACCTGCTCGGCCTGTCGCCGGTCGCGGCGCACTGCGACGAGCTCGGGCTCTCCATCGCAGCGACCCGGTTCGGCAAGAGCTGGTTCCAGGACGGCGGGCACCCCGGCGGCATCTTGTCGAACTCCGAGTCCGACATGGCCGACCAGAACGTCGTGCAGACCGCAAAGGACCGCTTTCTCGCGGCGATGTTCGGGACCCGTGAGCCGATCGTGCTGGGGCGCGGCTGGAAGTACGAGCAGATCCAGGTCAACCCGGAGGAGTCGCAGTTCCTCGAGTCGCGTGGCTATAGCGAGGCGCAGTGCGCTCGGATTCTCGGACCCGGAGTCGCTGAGGTGCTCGGTTACTCGACCGGCTCGACCCTGACGTACGCCAACATCGTTGACCGGGACGTCGAGCTGCTCAAATACAGCGCCAACCGGTGGCTTAAGCGGGTTGAGCGGATCCTGTCGGCGTTCCTGCCCCGACCGCAATTCGTCCTGTTCGATCGGGACTCGTTCCTGGACACGAGCGTCGCGCAGAGGTGGCAGGTCAACAAGACCAAGCTCGACACCGGCGCTTACACGATCGACGAGATCCGGGCCAAGGACAACCTCGAGCCGGTCGATTGGGGTAAGGTTCCGATGGCTCTGACCCTCGCTGAGCAGAAGGCAGGGCCGACCGACCCCGGCGAGCCCCCTCCGGACCCGTCTGGCGACCCGACACCCCCTGGTGACGGAGGTGCGCAGTGACCCTACCTGTCCTGATCACGGTGACCGGACTGCTGCGCGATAAGGATGGGCCGGTCGCTGGGCGAATCGGCTTCGTTCGGTCGCAGGTCCTGTTCCCTGCGGCGGCAGCTGACCAGAATCTGCTGATTCCGGAGGAGGTCGTTGCGACCATCGGAGACGACGGAGTCCTGTCCGTCCAGCTCTACGCCAGCAACGACCCCAACGCGTCGCCGACCGGATGGACCTGGGAGGTCCGGCCGTTCTTCCCGAACTGGAAGTCGTCGTTTAGCGTGGTGGTCCCGTACGACGCACCGAGCCAGACCATCAATCTGAATCAGCTCGCGCCGGTACCGCCGGACGGAACGGGGCAGCTCTATGCGCTTGCCAACCACACTCACGTTGGTGGCGGTTCTGTCACGTACGGACCAGTCACAGCGGAGACGGCTTACGGGGCATCCTCCAACTCGGGCGCGGCAGACTCGGTTAGCCGGTCGGACCATCGGCACGGCAATCCTGCGCTCCCGACTCCAGCAGCAATCGGAGCATCGGCGACGACTCACAATCACGACGCGTCTTACCAGCCGCTCGATAGCGACCTTACGACGATTGCGGGTCTCACGCCGACGTCAGGCAACACAGTCATGGCGCAGGGGAGTGCCTGGGCGAGTCGCACCCCGGCGCAGGTTCGTGTTTCTCTCAACGTCAATGCTCTCGTGCTCCTCGGGCCGCTCGACCCGATCCCAGGGGGCACCCCGGCGAACTCGGTCATCGTGAGGACGACATAGGGTGACCATCCGACACAACCGGATGACCAACCCGGCGGCGGGGGTGGACCTGACCGGCTGGACTGGCAGCACCTGCTCCCCGGCCAGGTCGACCGGTGTGGCGGGAATGCCGAGGACGACGGGCATCACCTCGGGTGGTTCGGGTTACTTCCGACCCCCCACGGTCGCCTGCTCGCCTGGCCAGCAGTTCGCTGTCTCCTTCTACATGCGTAACGACTCCGGCGTCTTCCAGTTTGCGCATACCGTGTACATCAGCTACACGACCTCGGGGCACGGCGAGGTGTTCCCGGAGACCTTTACCACTCCGAACGTTGACGTCGGCAACGTGGCTCGAGCATCGAAGGTCGCCAACGTCGCGCTGGTCCCGGCCGACGCGACCGGAATCTTCCTGATCGTCGACACGATGCCAGCCGGAGTGACCCTCACGGCGGTGCTGTTCGAGCCGGTCGCGGCGGTCGACACGTACTTCGATGGTTCGTTCCCGGATTGCACCTGGGATGGGGCGGTCGATTTGTCTTCGTCGACTCTCGACGACACCGCTCCGTCTGGTCCGACCCTGTCTGTCTGGAACGGATCGGCCGAAGTCGGGGCTACGCTTTCGGTATGGACTGGCAGCGCTGAGGTGCCAGCCGTGCTAGACTCTGTCACGCCATAACCCGGCTGGAGGTAGGAATGCGGATCAAGGGACTTCCGATCGTCCGGTCGGGTGGGCCACTGACGCGTGCGGACGACGAGGGGGGTCTCGGCACCCTGGTCGTTCGGTTTTCGCCGTTCGACACCTGGTACGAGATCAATTCGTTCTGGGAGGGACGTTTCCTGGAGCGCACGATGCCTGGGGCGTTCGTCAAGACAGCGAAAGAAGCCCAGCGCGGTGACGGCACCTTCTCGACTAAGGTGTTGTTCAACCACGGCATGGACATGCACATCGGCGACAAGTTGCTCACCGTGCCGACCCGGTTCGAGGAGGTTAACGCCGACGGCTACCACGGGCCGCTGATCGAAGGTCCGTTGCACGACACGTCGTTCAACCGGGACTTGCTGCCGGGCTTGAGGGCCGACGGATACGGCTCGTCCTTCATGTTCAACGTGATCCGCGAGGACTGGAACAACGAGCCCGGCACGAGCGACCACAACCCCGAGGGAATCCCCGAGCGGACGGTCTCCGAGGTCCGCACGTTCGAGGCCGGACCGGTTACTTGGCCTGCCTCGCCGACCGCGTCGGCTGGCATGCGTGGGCGTTGCGGCACCGACGCCTGGATGGAACGGCTTGCCCAGCGGTCGCACGAGCGATACACCGATCTGCTACGCTCCTACGAAGCGGCACGGACCTACTACCGTACCGCCGAATACCGGCCCGGTATCCCGACACCTGCTGACGACACGTCAGCACGCCGTCAGATCGACGAGGCTGTTCTCGCCCGTGAGGCACGACTCCGGGCGTACCGTCTCAACGCGATGAAGGAAGGTGTAAGGTGAACAGGGACCGGATGCTGGGCCATCTCGGCAAGGGTGGCCTCATGCGACCGATCGGTTACCGCAAGAGCGGTCAGCCGATCTTCCCCGTGCGCGGTGGTGCGCCGGACGAGCTCGAGCAGCTCGAGGCGCGCCAGCGGGAGCTGGTCGACCTCATGGAGGCCGCGAACAAGGACTCGGGTGACGAGACCCGGTCGGCGCAGCAGCGCAAGGACGACGGCGAGACGTTCGACAAGTACGAGGCTGAGTTCAAGGAGAACGAGGCCAAGATCGAGGCGATTCGCCAGGTCGTCAAGACCCGCGAGGCCCGCGAGGAGCGAGTGAAGGCCGCGCGTGCCAGCTACGGCGATCTGCGCGTCACGCCGGACACCCGTGACGGCATGGACCGCTACAACGTCGACTACCGGCGGATGGGGACCGACGACACCCGTGAGCAGTGGTATTCGCGGGCCGCGACCCTGCTCGACGACAAGAAGGTCCAGCGGCACCTCACCGACTACCAGCGTGAGCGGATCGACAAGCTCATGCGCCGTGCGGACCAGGACACCGACGGCGAGCTGATCGCCGCGTTCCTGGTGGCGACGTCCAACCCGCACTACCGGTCGGCGTTCCAGAAGGCCGCGACCGGCATGAGCCCGGTGTTCTCGCCCGAAGAGGCGCGTGCCGTGCAGGAGGTGAACTACCTCAAGCGGGCCATGTCGATCGGCACCCCGGCTGCTGGCGGGTTCGCTGTCCCGGTCGTGATCGACCCCACGATCATTTTGACAGCGCAAGGGTCGGACAACCCGGTTCTGAACCGCTGCCGGATCGAGACGATCACCAACGACCAGTGGAAGGGCCTGGCGTCGGCGGGCGTGTCCTGGAAGTACGACCAGGAGGCCGCGCCGTCGACCGACAACTCCCCGTCGCTGGCCCAGCCCGCAGTCCCGACCAAGCGCGCGGACGGGTTCATCCCGTTCTCGATCGAGGTCGGCCAGGACTGGCCCGGTTTCGCCGAGCGCATGTCGGAGATGCTGGGTTCCGGCTACGACGAGCTGCTCGCCGACAAGCTGACCACGGGTACCGGCGCGAACGTGCCGACCGGTATCGTCCCGGCCCTGACCGGCCAGACCAACCCGGTCGTGTCGACTCCGGTTGGCACGGCGGGCACGATCGCCACGTCGGACATCTACAACATCTGGGCGCGGCTGCCGCAGCGTCACCGTCGCCGGGCGTCGACTGCCTGGATGTCGTCGACCAAGACGCAGAACGCCGTGCGCCAGCTGGGCACGCTCGACCCGAACTTCACGGTCAACCTCTCCTCGGAGGGTATCGGCCAGGTCTTCGGTCGCGAGTGGGACCAGAACGACTACATGACGGACATCGTCGCCGGTACCGGCACCCAGCCGTGGCTGGTCGTCGGCAACTGGCAGGGCTACTTGTTCGCGCAGCGAGCGGGCATGAACATTGAGTTCGTGCCCATGCTGTTCGACGTGACCAACAACCGGCCGACCGGCCAGCGTGGTTGGTTCGCGTGGGCACGCAACGGCGCGAACGTGGTCGACCCGACCGCCTTCCAGCTGCTGACCAACAAGTCCAGCTAGCCAGACGTGGTGGACCCCGATGGCGTAGCTTCCATCGGAGAAACGGGAACGCCGGGGTACCCTCCCTCCCAAACGCGCGGGGATGGAGGACGAGTCCACGAATCCCCCGGGTCCACCGCCCAACGTCGGCTACCGGCCCCCGATTCCAGGCCTCGTCCCCTGGCACGGGGGCCGGTAGTCTAGGATAGGATGGTCGGGCGGGGAGGAGTCGGCTAACTCCAGCCGCTCCGCCCGACTTCAACGACCGAGGAGGTCAAGCAATGACGCACCACTACTCGAGTTTCGACGGCGTGGTGATGTGGAGTGGCGGACAGACCATTCTGCGTCAGGGTCAGTCGATCGACGAGAACCACCCCCTGTACGTCGAGCGCCCCGAGCTGTTCCGGGGGCTCGCTCCGGTCGACGCGGACCTGACCCTCGCCCCGACGCCGGGCGCGGTGGTCGAGTCGACCATGCAGACTGGTCCCGGCGGCGGTCGGGTCCGGAAGGCGGCGGGTCAGTGACGGGGGCGGCTCCGGAGGACGAGACGGGCCGTCCCCCCACCGATATACCGGCCGAGGCCCCCGAGTTCGCGGGAGAAGGCTGGGAGGGGCCTCCCGGGGGCACAGTGCAGATCGCCTACCTGCACCCGGGGCAGGTGTCGCACTCGTGGCACATCTCGCTCATGAATGCGATCGCCTACGACAAGTCGGTCGGCCTCAACATGTACGAGAACGCGCCGTTTGCGGTGAGCTGCTCCGGCCCGAACTCGCTGGTCGAGGGTCGCAACATGGCGGCCAAGCACTTCCTAGACGAGACCGACGCCAGTTGGCTGATGTTCCTGGACACCGACATGGGCTTCGAGGCCGATGCGATCGAGCGCGTGCGGCTCGCTGCCGACCCCGTTGAACGGCCGGTTGTCGGTGGCCTGTGCTTCGCGCTCAAGCACATGGGTCCCGACGGCAAGGGCGGTTTCGTCGTCCGGCCGCTGCCGACCCTATTCATGTGGGGCCAGACCCCCGACCAGGGTTTTGGTTTCGCCAATCGATTCCGCTACCCGCCGGAGACGCTGGTTCAGGTCGCCGGGACGGGCGCGGCGTTTCTGCTGATCCATCGGTCGGTGCTCGAGCGGATCCGCAAAGACGACGGCGACCACTGGTTCGACTTCGTGTCGTACAAGGACGGCATGCAGGTCAGTGAGGACCTGTCGTTCTGCTACCGGGTCGGTAAGTACGAGATCCCGATCTTTGTGCACACCGGTGTTAAGGTGTCGCACCACAAGGAGTTCTGGCTTTCCGAGGACGACTACCGGATGCCTGAGGTTGAGCCGATGGCTCGGCTGATGGAGGCAGCGAAGGACGACGGCCAGCCGAAGATCCGGAAGGCGTGCCCGGACCACGGCCAACCCATGATGGCCGGTCTACGGGACGACCAGGGCAACTTCGACTGGGTCTGCGTCTGTACAGGGGGGTCCCGTGTCGTCGGCTAAGCAGATCCCCGGCTCGGCGGCCGACCTGGTTCCGTTGCCGAGTTGGGACAGCGACGGGACTTGGCGTACGTTCGAGAACCACGCCTACCACGCCTACATCGGGAATGTCGAGCTCCAGAAGAGCGCTTACGACCTCGATCGATACTCCGACCTCATCGAGATCAGTCAGCCGGATCTGGTGATCGAGACCGGTACCCGACAGGGCGGGTCGGCCCTGTGGTTCGAAGAGCAGGGCCTGAAGGTGCTCACGATCGACATCGACCGGGACGCAGGCACCCAGGCCCGGCGGCAGTCGAATACCGACAGGATCGAGTGGCTGGTCGGCTGGAGCTCGGTCGATACCCGGCTGGCCTTCGAGGTCGGCGAGCGGATCCAGTCGGGTCAGCGGGTCATGGTTAGTCTCGACTCGGACCACCACTATCAGCACGTCGCCGACGAGATCCGGATCTGGTCGTCGTTCGTGACGCCGGGCTGCTACCTGGTCATCGAGGACGCCTGCTTCGACATGTGGGTCGCGAAGTACCCGGAGCGGGCGCGGCACGGTGGTCACCGGATCCCGGAGCTCGGCGGGGCGCTCCCGGCGATTCAGGACACCTTCCCGTTGCTGTCTGCCAAGGGCTTTTGGCGGGACACGTCGGTCGAGGGCCTGCATGGGATCTCGCATTCGCCGGTAGGGTGGTGGCGCAAAGATGACTGACCTGCTGGTGATTGTTCCGACCCGCAGCCGTCCGCACAACGTCGAGCCGATTCTGCAAGCCTGGTGGGAGACCGGAGCGTTCGGGTTTGCCGACCTGCTGTTCGTGGCGGATGCGGACGACATGCAGATCGGCGGCTACCAGGACGTGCTGAATGGGCAGACCGGTCCGAAGTTGGAGATCCTGCCGGAGTGGATGCCGCTGGTCCCGAAGCTGAACACGGTGGCGGACGAGGTCGCTAAGACCAGGGAGTACCGATACCTGGCGTTCATGGGAGACGACCACATCCCCCGGACGCCGAACTGGGCCAGCCGTCTGCTGGTCGACCACGGGCACAACCCGAACTGGATCTGGTACGGCAAGGACGGTTTCCAGGACCAGAACAAGCCAACCTGGTGGTCGATGGATGCTGAGATCGTGCGTCGGCTTGGCGGGATGGTCCCGGCCCCCGTCCAGCACCTGTACTGCGACGACGCGGTCAAGCTGCTGGGCGATAAGGCGGGTTGCCTCGGGTACGACGAGACGATCCTCATCGAGCACATGCATCCGTTCGTCGGTAAGGCCAGGCCGGACGACCAGTACATCCGGGTCAACCGGCCGCAGCAGTACGAACGGGACGAGCATCTACTTCGCTCATGGGTGGCGGACGGGCTCGACCGGGATGCTAAGCTGCTCCGGAGCGTAGGGGGGTGACAGGTGGCGATCGGGGACCCGTACAACAGCCGGGAGCAATTCAAGTCGGTGCTGGACATTACCGGCACTGACGAGGATTGGTGGATCGACCGCTGTCTGCTCGGAGCCCGGGTCGCCATCGAAAACCGCTCCGGATGGCCGACGTTCTGGAAGACCGAGGGTGTCGTAACCCGTAAGGTCAACGTGGCTGGGCGGGTCGTGCCGGTACGCAAGTCGGGGTATTCCTACATGAAGGTCCTACTGCGTGACGGCATCGCGACCCGTACCGGCTTCTCAGTCCCGGCCTACTCGAACGCCGAGCTGATGGAGCCGGACGCCGACTCGATGGGCCGTCCGTTCGACGCGATCAAGCTCCCGTGGGGGACGGTGTTTGCCAACGACGGACTGCTCGACCTCGCGGGGGTGTTCGGCTGGCCCGAGGTCCCCGGTGACATCACTTGGGCGCACCAGATGCAGGCACACCGGTACTACCGCCGCAAGGGAAGCCCCGAGGGCATCGCTGGCTCCGCCGAGTGGGGACTGACCCGCATCCCGGCTCTCGATCCCGACGTCTTGTCGATCCTGAAGGGCGGGGGCTACATGAGGGCGGGGATCGGCTGACATGGACTGGAACACGGTTGCCGAGCAGCTCGAGCAGATCGCCGAGTCCAAGGGCATCAATGCGCTGGCTTACGTGCCCGACGACCTGCCCAACAAGGCGTTCTACGTCGGCGAGATGGACATCGAGCCCAACCAGGCGTTCAACAAGCGCAAGCCGGATGGCAGCCGCGCCGGAACGGACCAGGCGAACATCACTTGCCGTTTGCTGGTCGCACGATCCACAGACAGGCACGCGATAATCGAGATGCGTAAATGGCTTACCGGTGGCGGGGACACATCGCTGCTGGAGGCGTTCCAGGCGACCAACGCCAATCCGCAGACCTATGAGTGGTCGGGCATCAAGGTCATTGCGATGCGAGGCAACCGGTTGTTCAACGTCGGCGAGGCGAAGTTCTACGGGACCGAGTTCGAGATATTCGTGATTGGAGCAGCCTGATGGCGAATCCCCTCGTCCTACTCGACGCTCGGCTGTTCGTCGCGGGAGCGGACCTGTCTGGCAACGGCAACAACATCGAGCTCAAAGAGGACGCCGAGGTCCGCAAAATCACCAACTGGCGTTCGGGTGGTGCCGAGGAGAACAAGGCCTCGCTGCACGGTTGCTCGATCAAGGCCGGTGGCCAGTGGGAGGCCGGAGACCTCGGCAAGCCGGACGACGTGTTCTGGGCGATGCGCCGGACACTCGATCCGTGGTCTGCCGCCCCCAAGGCCGACTCGGACCTTGCTGCAGGCGGCCTGATGTACCTGGTCAAGGCGCTACGGACCAACCTCCAGCTGTTCAGCGACGTCGGGGCGGTCGCACCGTGGGAGGGTGAGGCCCGGTCGACCTGGCCGCTGGTCCGGGGGATTTGCGGTCACGCGTCTGGGGTACCGAGGACGGCGACCGGCACGGGGACCATCCTCAACCCCGGAGCGATCACTGCGGGCAAGCGGATGTACGCGAATCTGCATGTCCTGTCGATCGCGGGCACCTCGACACCGACGATCACTGCGAAGATCCAGTCGGCGGCTGCGGTGGGATTCGGCTCGCCGACTGACCGGCTCTCGTTCGCTGCCGCTACCACCCTCGGTGGCCAGGCACTGCGCACCGACGGCACGGCGATCACCGACGCGTTCTGGCGGGTCAGTTGGACGATCACCGGGTCGTCACCGAGTTTCCTGTTTTTGGTTTCGATGGGCATCGAGTAGGAGGTACAACCGCATGGCAAACCCTATCGTTCTGCTCGATGCGACCATGACGATCGGTCCGTCGACTTTCGACATTTCGCCGTGGCTCAAGAAGCTGGAGCTGAAGGACACGTTCGAGGCCAAGAAGACCACGAACTTCCGGTCCGGCGGGGCAGAGGAGAACAAGGGCGGACTCGAGTCGTTCGAGGCTGCGCTGACGCTCAACCAGGACTACGACGCGGCGGCTCTGGACGAGGCGATGTGGGCGCTCCGGCGCGCCACGGTCACTTTCGCCGCGAGGGCACAGCAGTCTGCCGTCACCTCGTCCAATCCGCAGTACTCGGGCAAGCTGGTGGTCGTGTCTTGGGTCCCGATCTCCGGTAGCGTCGGCGATGTCGGTGAGGTCGACGTGACCTTCCCGGGGTCGGGTCCGCTGGCCCGAGCGACCGCCACGTAGTTTAGCGCTCCGCGTGCCCCCGGACAGCCCCCAGCGTCCGGGGGCACGGCCATACCGGCGGGGGCGTCCTGATTCGCGGGAGGACAAGAGAGATGGGTCGTGTGGCGGTACGGATCGTGCGCCGGGGGGCGGTGTACCACGTGATTGGTCGGAAGACCCGGGTCGAGTGCAAGACGTTCGACGAGGCGTGGGCGGCCAGCGTCCCCTACTTTGCGGGGCGAGTCCGTTGATCGAGATGGACACCGATCTCGAAAAGAAGATGGTCGCGTTGAAGAAGGCCATGGCCGAGGCGTCCAACGGCAAGGACGTCAAGAGGGAGCTGGCCAAGGAGCTGCGGGGGCTCATGAATCCCATTGTCGCGCAGCAGCGAGCCAAGGTCCTGCGGCTGCCGTCGAGGGGAACGGCGCATGGGCAATCGATGCGCCAGGCGATCGCTCGGCAGACCAAGGCAGCGACCAGGTGGGGCGGCAAGAACGTCGGCGTCCAGGTGATCCAGCGTGCCAGGGCGATGCCGCGTGGGTTCGACTACGCAGGCCGGGCGTTCAACCGTGAGGGCGGCTGGCACCCGACGTCGCTGGGCGGGGAGACGTTGCACCAGCAGATCCGGCCAGCGCAGTGGTTCGACAGTGAGACCAAGGGTAAGCGTGACGAGGTGGGTCGCAAGGTCCATCACGCGCTCGACGTCGCGGCTGCTAAGATCGCCTCGTCGATACACTGACCCAGGAGGACGAGACTGATGTTGGTGATTTGGGATGCCGAGGACGGCTCCGAGAAGCAGACGTGGCACTTCGATCCGGACGACGTCCCCAAGCGGCGCGCGATCGAGATCGAGAGGCTGTACACAAACGGCGGCTACGACCAGTGGGTCGCCGCGTTGCAGGCAGGCGAGTTCGAGGCCCGGTCGATCTTGCTGTGGTACATGCTGACCCAGGTGCACCCGAAGTTGCAGTACAAGGACCTGCCCGACTTCCGGGTCCGGCAGCTCAAAACCGAGATGACGGTCGAGGAGCTCCGGAAGCTGTGGAAGCGGATTCTCCGGATGAAGCTGGCACCCGACAAGATGGCGGACCTGGAGATAGCGTTCGAGACGTCGCTCGAGGATGCGGCCGAGCGCGAAGGCCTTGACCTGCAGTTCGAGTTCGTCGAGGGTCAGCTGGCGATCGAGGGTGACCTGGTCGCCGCAGCGGCCACGGACGACCCGGACCCAAAAGCACGATAGCGGGCCGGTACCAGGAGGTGTGGCTGGACATGGCTTACCACCTGCACATCCCACCTGCTGCTGCCGACGAGCTGCCCGTTAGGATGTTGGAACAGGCCATCTCGGCGGTGCACGACATCCGCAAAGAGCTGGACGGGTGAAGGGGGGCGGAGGGTCTTGGCAGATACAAGCCTGATCTTCAACATCATTGCGCGCGACAAGACCTCCGCCACCTTCGACAAGATCAAGGCCGGAGCTGCGGTTGCTGGGGCAGCCATCGGCGCAGCTCTGATTGGAGCAGCCCAGCAGGCGATCGAGAAGAGTAAGCTGGACAACCTGCTGGCCGCGCAGCTTGGGGCAACCCCGGCGCAGGCCAAGCAGCTCGGTGCGCTGTCCGGCAAGGTCTACGCGCAGGGGTTCGGCGACGACCTCACTGGCGTGAACGAGGCGATCAAGGCCGCAGCCCAAAACGGGCTGATCGACGTGAAGAACGCCGGATCGGACGCGGCGCAGTCAGTGACCAAGGACCTGCTCACGGTGGGTCAGGTTGTCGGCGAGGATTCCGAGCGAGTTAGCTCGGCGGTCTCACAGATGTTGCGTACCGGCATGGCCGGGTCGGCACAAGAAGCCATGGACCTGATCGTTCGAGCGACCCAGAGCGGCGTGAACAAGAGCCAGGACCTGCTTGACACCCTCAACGAGTACGGCACGCAGTTCCGCAAGCTCGGACTCGACGGGCCGACCGCGATGGGGTTGCTGTCGCAGGCGATCAAGGCTGGCGCGCGTGACTCGGACACGGCAGCTGACGCAATCAAGGAGTTCTCGATCCGGGCGGTCGACGGGAGCAAGACGACGGCCCAGGGCTTTAAGGACATCGGCCTCAACGCGAAGGAGATGCAGGGCAAGATCGCCGCTGGAGGTGACACGGCAGCCGAGGCGTTCAGCGACGTGTTGCAGCACCTAAGCGCGATCCCGGATCCGGCTAAGCGTAGCCAGGCAGCGGTCGCGCTGTTCGGCACCAAGGCCGAGGACCTGGGAGACTCGCTGTTCGCCATGAATATGGGTGACGCGGCCGACCAAATGAACGGGATGGCCGGAGCGACTCAGAAGGCGGCAGCGACCGCAAGCTCCGGCGCGGCAGGTTGGGGCACCCTCGGACGCCAGTTCCAGATGGCCCTGATCGATAAGCTGAACGCTGCGCTCCCCGTGGTCAACGCCATCTTCGGCTTCCTCCAGAAGAACCAGGCCGTGATCGCCCCGCTGGCGACCGCGCTGGGCATCTTCGCCGTGGCGATCGGCATCGTCACCGTTGCCCAGTGGGCGTGGAACGTCGCCATGACCGCGAACCCCATCGGGGTGATCGTTGTGGCGATCGGGTTCCTCGTCGGCATCCTGATCTACCTGGGCGTCAAGACCAAGTTCTTCCAGACCATCTGGCAGGCCGTGTGGGGATTCATGAAGGCCGTGGGGGCTTGGTTCGCCGGGCCGTTCGCCAATTTCTTCGTGATGGTCTGGAACAAGATCGTGGCGTTCGCCAAGGGCGTGTGGGCTGCGGTCAAGCTGTACTTCGGCTTCTGGAAGGGCGTGTACGTCCAGATCGGCACCTGGGCGCTGAGCGCCATCAAGCTGATCACCAGCAAATTCACGTCCCTCGTCAATTTCTTCAAGTCCATCCCCGGCAAGATTGGCGGGGCGCTGAAGAACATGTTTGCCCCGTTGTGGAACGGATTCCGATCGTTTGTCAACCGGCTGATTGCTGGGTGGAACGGACTGCATTTCGGCATCCCAGGCTTCTCGTTCGCGGGCATCAATGTCCCAGGCATCGAGATCGGCACACCCAACCTGCCGTTCTTGGACAAGGGTGCGGGCATGGTCCTGTCGTCCGGCCTCGCCGTCATCCACCGAGGCGAGCGGGTCACCCCAGCAGCTCGGGTCACGCCGTACCGGTCAGGAGGCGACGGCGGGGGCGGTACACTCACCATCAGAGGGGACGGGTCGCGGGTCGCCAACTTCCTGCTGGAGATCCTGCGCGAGGCGATCCGGGATAAGGGCGGGGACCCGGTGAAGGTCCTGTCGCCGAGGGGAGCGGGGGCGTAAGTGGGCATCACTCCGATCAATCCGGTAGTCGAGATGCTGATCGGTGGGGTGTGGACCGACATCACCGATGACGTGCGGCTCGGGTCAGCCCACTCCGGCGGTGGACTCAAGATCACCCGGGGCATGCCCAACGAAGGCAACGAGGTTGAGCCCACCCAGGTCGACTTCGTGCTGAACAACGCTGGGGGCAAGTACAGCCCGAAGAACGAACTCAGCGTGAACTACGGGAAGCTCGGGCGCAACACCCCCGTACGGTTCGGCCTGGCCCGCAGGACAGACACGTTCAACGGCCGGACGCTGGCTGACAGCTGGGGGCGGATGGACTCGTGGACCGACCGCGAGAACGTCACCCACCTCGGCGATTACTGGCGGATCTACGGTACCGCGACCAACTTCGACACGACTGCGAACACCGGGACGATCGTCGGGGCGTCCGGCACCCAGATGGCCGTGTTTGGTCAGTACGGCGACTGCGAGGTCCTCACTCGGGTGAAGGCCTCCGCGCTGACGTCGGAGTTCGGTGTCGTCCTGCGCATGCGCGACTCGCTGGTCTACTCGACCGACTTCGAGTCCGGCCCTGGCAGCTGGACCACAACCGGCACCACCACCCCCTTTGCCTTGACCTCAGCCCAGGTGCACTCCGGGTCGACTGCCGGATCGATGACTGTATCCGGCTCCCCTGCTAACTCCCATCTGCGGACTGAGGCGATCCCGGGTACGTTGCAGGTCCAGCCGGGCCGGAGCTACCAGGCACGCGGCTGGTTGAGGTGCACCGCCGCCGTCTCCGGTTCCTGGGTCATCAATTGGTACGACGCGGGCGGGTCGCTGATTTCCAGCTCCACCACGGCGATCGTGTTCGTCGCCAACACGTGGGGCGTGTACGAGGTCTCCGGAGTCGCGCCGGACACCGCCGTCACCGCGCTGATCGGTTCGTCGCTGTCCGGGTCGCCAGCCAACGGGACGACACTCTACATCGACGACGTGGAGTTCCTCGAGGCGGACAATCTCGACTACTACTCGGCGGGCATTAACCCGGGGTCGCCGGACACCGAGTTCCTGCGTAAGGTCGCGGTATACAACGGCTCCTCATTCATCAGCCACACGACCGGGGCCAGCATCCTCGCCAACCAGTACTACTGGATCAAGGCCCAGATTACCGGGATCAAGCGCCGAATGAGGATGTGGAAAGACGGCGACCCGGAGCCGCTGAACACCTGGGACATCACGGCCTCCGAGACGCAGGCAGCGACCCAAGCAGGCAACCCGCCCCGGGTCGGCATGGTCGGCCTGTACGTAAAGGACGGGTCGGCGACTGTCACTTTCGACTCGGTCCAGGTGACGGTTTGGCGCGCCCATGCCGAGATCACCAAGCTCCCTCCGCGTTGGGACCTGTCGCGTCAGGACCAGTGGGTTCCGATCAGCGCCCGAGGCCCGCTGCGTCGGTACGGTCAGGGCAAGAAGCCGCAGGCCTCCCCGGCGACGCTCTATTTCGATTCCTATGCGGCGACTGCCCGTGCTTGGCTGCCGCTGGACGAGTTCGAGCAGGGTGGCCGGACGGTCCCGAACCTGATCGACAACGGTGCGGCCCCGGTTGCTCGGAACCTGACGATTGGGACTCCGGAGGAAACGGGGACGGCAGCCGCCCCCGGCATCTTCGCATTCGCTGACTTTGCTGAGAACGACTCGTATTTGGCGGTCCGGGCCAGGCCAGGAGCGGCCCCAGGCAAGTGGTCCAACTTCTGCTACATGCGGGTCCCTGATGCTCCGGCGTCTGACGTCCTGCTGTACAAGGTCAACTCGTCTGGCACGGCCAAGACCTGGAAGGTGTGGCTACAGGCCGACAGGCAGGCCCGGATCGAGGCGTACGACGCGGCGAGCACGCTGCTTAGCTCGAGTACCGCCTCGTTCTACAACGGCTCTTCGGAGCTCCCGTTCGGTGCCTGGATGGCGACCAACCTGTACGTGTTCGACTCGGCGGGCACGGTCTCCTGGGCGTTCAACTACCACTACCACGGGGCGACCGGCTTCTACACCATCAATAGCACCTTCGCTGGGTCGGCGGGGACGTGCGGCGGTACCGACTTCCAGAGCTCGGCGGTTCTGGTGACGGCCGGACATCTCCAGGTCGCGCAGGCCTTCATTTACCCGGCAGACCTCCCGTTTGTCACGGCAGACTTCGCTAGGGCGTCGGCTGGGTACAACGGCGAGGACGCTCTCGCCCGGTGGACCCGGCTGGCCCTGAACTCGGGGATTCCGACCAACAAGACGGCGGTGTTTGCCGCGACCGGCAAGCTGCTCGGGGTGCAGGCCAAGGGCAAGACGCTGGAGCTGATGGGCAGTGCGGCAGCGATGGACGGCTCGATCCAGATGGAGGAGCGAGACGGCTTCGGGCTGAACCTGCGCACCCGGGACTCGCTGTGGAACCAGGTGCCGATCGACCTGTACATCGACCTGGGGCACCTGACCGAGCCGATGGAGCCGGACGACGACGACCAGAACACCGTCAACGACGTCACGGTCAAGCGGACCAACGGCGGGTCGGCCCGGTCGGTCCAGTACACCGGACCGCTCAACGTCAACGAGCCTGCGGTCGACGGGCAAGGCGTCGGCACCTACGACATCGCCCCCGAATACCCATATTTCGCCGACGATCAGCTGCAGTCGGTCGCCGACTGGAAGCGCTCAGTCGGTACGCTCGACGAGCTGCGCATGCCGAGCATCCACACGCAGTTCCACAACGAGCCGTGGGACGACGATCCGGCGCGGATGTGGGCGCTAATCTCGTGCGACACCGGCGACGTGCTGCGGATCTTCAACCCGGAGGTCAGCAAGGAGCCGACCCTCCAGCTGATCCAGAAGTACGAAGAGACCATCGACCAGTACGAATACGATTGGACGGCGGTCACCCAGCCCGCCAGCGTCTACAACATCGGCGTGATCGGCAAGACGACACGGTTGGGGACCGAACACGCGACCCTGGCGTCCACGTTCACTTCCGGCACCGACACGCTGCTGTCGTCGACCATCAATTCGCCCTGGGCTCAGTGGGTGCTCCCTGCCGCAGAGCCGAAGTCCTTTCCGTTCGAGGTCAAGGTGAACGGCTGTCGCCTCCGGGTCCGATCAGTCGGCAGGGTGCTCAACGCCAATCCGTATTTCGATGCGGGGATCTCCGGCTGGGATCCGGTCGGGACGACCACAGGCCTATATTGGGACCGCAAGATCGCTGACATGCGAACCCCGAACAACCCGTGTCTGCGGGCGACCAGCGGGGCGGCAGCGAGCGACACAGGAGTCACCTCATCATCGGCGTCGCAGACAGCGGTCACGCCGGGCGAGACCGTCCGCATCAGCGCGTGGATCAAGGCCGAAGTGGCAACCAACATCGTCTGTCAGGGCATTTTCTTTGACGCCGGGTCGGTGTTCGTCGCCGGGGTGACGCCGACGCTGGTTGCCGTTGGGGCGAACGTTTGGACGCACTTCTCGGCCGACATCGTGGTTCCGGCCTCCTCCGTGTTTGCTAGGGTGCGTGCGATTGCACAGCTGTCGACCGGCAAGTTCGCATGGATAGACGACGTTCGATTGATGAAGCCCGCCACCTACTCCAGTACACCTCAGACACTACAGGTCGACCAGGCCCCGGTCTATGGTGTACTAAAGACGCTGGCATCCGGGTCTCGCGTGGACGTCGCGGACCCGTGGCGGATGGCTTGGTAAGGGGGCGAAGTGGGGCTAGGGGCGGGTCAGATCGTTTACGCCGACGACATGGCTGGGTTGCGACCGGCCGAGTACTACAAAGGATCGCAGACCCTGCGAATCTCGACGGTGACCCTGGCTGACGACCCGGACCTGTCGAACATCCCGTTGGACCCGGGGTACTACTCGATCAAGGTCCTGCTGATGCACTCGACTGCCAGTGCAGCAGCGAAACTCAAGACGCGCTGGGCGTTTACCGGGTCGTGGACATCGCCCATTCGGTCATGCCACGGGCCTGGCGTCGCCAACACTGCGGCTGCGGATGCGTTGAACCTGGTCACGATGAAGGGCATTGACGCGGGGGCCGACGCGATCTACGACACGGCGGTCATCTCGTCCCCCGGCGCGGCAATCGAGGAGAAGGCGTTCCGGGTTGAGATTCTCGCGTCCGGTGTTTTCTCGGTCCAGTGGGCGCAGGGGGTCAATACCGCGTCCAACATCGCTGTCAACGCGGGCAGCGTGGTAGAGATCGCCAAGGTCGACGACCTGTAGGGAAGGGGGAACATGAGCAGCTGGGTAGTCATCCCGTGTCTGAAGGCACTGCAAGGCGAGTTCGACGAGGCCTCGCCAGCCGGTAGTGGGCGGGACAAGGGAGCCGAGGGTTTCGTCGGCGACCAGAGTCACAAGTCGAGCTCGGACCACACGCCGGACGAGGACTCCGATGTCCTGAGGAGTAAGGACTCGGACGCAATCAACGAGGTCCACGCCTACGACTGCGACTCGACCGGGCCGTGGCCGGACGGCAAGCGTGGGGACATCAAGGGCAGCTGGTACGACCAGAAGATTCACGAGATCGTCGACCGCGAACGCAAGCGGTGGCTCGACCCGAACGACAAGTGCCGCCTGAACTACGTGATCTGGTTCGGCCAGATCGCCGACAAGGACGTCGACGACTTCGCGTGGAAGCCGTACACCGCGACCAGTGACCCGCACACTAACCACGCACATTTCAGTGCCCGATACGAGACGTCGTGCGAGAACGACGTCAGCCCGTGGGGAGTTGCAGACGACATGCCTGACAAAGCAACGCTGTTCGCATGGCTGGACGAGTACTTCATGCAGAGCAAGGCCATGGGCACTCCGCCCAAGCCGGAAGCTCCGGTCGGCCACGCGGTGAACTGCCAGCGTCGGCCCGGCGCGCCGTTCGTCGAGGGTCAGCTCATGCAGTACGAGTACGACTCGCAGGTCGGCCAGACGGTCTACGACACCGAGAAGACCGTTACCGGCATCGACACCAAGGTCGACACGCTGACGGCCAAGGTCGACTCGATGAACGACAAGCTCCAGGCCCACTTTACCGGCATCACCGAGGGACAGGAGTCCAGCAAGTGAGGAAGTTCGTTTCGTTCGTGGGCGCCGCGCTGGTGTTCGCTGCCGCGCTGGTCGGGATCGCCTCTCCGGCCCAGGCCACTCCATTCACCGGCGCTGGCTTCTACTATGCCACCGTCAGCCAGACGCTGGTCGCGCCGCAGGACTCCGACGGCATTTCCGGCAGCTTCTACGTCGTCGCGCCGTACGTGCCGACCACGGTCTACGGAGGCGTCCGGGACCACTCGCTGATCGCGGAGGGCGCCTGCCGGGACACCACGGTCACCGCCGGGGACTGCGTCGAGGCCGGGATCGCGGTCGCGTACGACGTGTGGGGTGACAGCCACGCCCATCTCTACTCGTGCGCCTGGCACAACGGCTCGCCGGTTACCGGGTGCTACAACGGTACGGGGGGTCCGTGGGTGGACGACACGGGTACTTCCACTAACCTGGGCGCTGACTTGACCTCCGTCCTCGGCACCGCCAAGCTGATTCAGGTGTACCACTCCGATCTCGACTGTGGTCTGTCGTCGAACGGCTGGCATGTCTACTACGGCACCTCGCCGACCCCCGCACACATCGGTTGCTGGCAGCCAACGGCATTCACGGCCGGATGGTCCAAGGCGCAGTACGTGCTGGCGTTCGGTGAATACGCCTACAACGGGGCCAACAACCCGGGGACGGCGAACGACAAGCCGTGCGGCGACATGAGTGACGGCTTCCTCCAGGGCTCTCCTGCGACCACTGGTCACCCGTACGTCGGCAGCCTGTCGCTGGTCAACTCGGCCGCGACCAGCTATTTCTCGTACGGGGCGATCACCGACTCGAGTGCGTACAACGTGTCGTTCGCGTCCGCTGCCAACCGGACCATCTACTACGGCGGTCCTGGCTACACGTCGGGCGGAGGCCTCCCCGGCAACGCTGGGAGCTGCTAACCAACCACCCGGCTTGATCGCTGGACGAGTGACCGTCAGGATGGATATGGGTGAGCAAGCAGCAAACACCTTCGGGTCAAGCCGTCAGGTTGCCCCGTCCATGGGTCTTGATCCGGGACATCGGGTCGTTCCTTGGGGGGTGGGCGGTCATTTTTTTGGAGATCTCACGCCCGGAAATTCGGGAATCGGTCCTGATCCTGGCTGGTTCGGTCATTGGGGTTCCGGGCCTGGCGGTAGGCGCAACCTCAATCGCGGAGGCGATCGGCCGACGCCGGTCTGGTACCGATGGCTTGCCGTCATCGCCTCAGGATTGAGCGGTGTGGTGGTCGTGCTGCTGCTGGTGGTCCGATGACCCCCGGCGGCAGCGAACGGCCGCTGCGCAAGGAGGTCCGGCTGTCGATCTACTGGTTGGTGGTCGGCATGTTCGTCATGCTGGTGTCGCCTGGCTTGTCGATCTACGCATCGGTCCTGATCAATCAGCACACGATCACCAGGACCCAGGAGGCGCAGGCACAAGCCGAAGCAGCGGCACGGGTTGAGGGCCTCCGGGTCTATTGTCGCCTGATCGGTACGCAGGTGGACGTATACTCGGAGGCGGTCACCGATGTCGGGCGGAAGGCGCACGACACGTGGCTTGAGGAGTACCGCAGATCGGGCTGTTTGCCCAGGAAGTAGGACGAGAATGGACAAGATTTTCGGTAAGGCCAAGAAGGCGTGGGCTGGCGGAATCGCCGGAGCGGTGGTTGCCGCCGGAGCCTACACCTACTCGGGCGGTCCGATCAGCTCGGAGCTCGGCAGGTTCGTCGGCGCGGTGGTTGCCGGATTCGCGGCTGGCTTCCTCGCGGTGTACGTCTCGCCGAAGAACAGCCCGACGAGCTGATTCGGGCTCCGGAAGGCCCGTCGTCGCGCGGGATACGACCCCCGTCCCAGCGCACCAGGCCAGCCGGGCCGATTCGTCCCGTGACCTCCGAGCGGGGCGGACGGCACACAGGGAGCGGCCCCCCACCTCGTCGTCGCTGGGTGGGGGGCCGCGCTCTGTTCAGGTTACTCGGTGACGGTTGCGGTCAGGGTGTACTCGTAGGTCTCTTCCTTGTCGTTCGGCTCGTTGTGGACGTTCCACACGGTGTCGGAGACGGGGGAGAGGAACAGGCCCGCGTCGGCGAGCGCAGCATTTAGTTTGTCCAGCTGCTCCTGGGTGAGCGGACGCATGGCGATTCTCCTTGTCTGGTCGGGGCAGGCCCCCGGCGCAACACCATCCTACCGTATGGCTTGCCGGGGGCGTAACCCCCCCGGCCGGTTGTGCTCGTCAGCTGTGCTTTGCATTGACCAGGTGGCGGGTCCAGCCGAGTGCTGCGGCGTAGACGGCGAGAGTGCGCCTGCCGAACGGGTTGTTCCGGCTGAAGAACTCGTCGTCGCGGGCGAGCAGAGCCTGAAGGTGGAGGGCCTGCTGCCAAGCAGGGTCGTTCATGTTGTCGATCGTCGCGCCGAGG